AACCTTTCCAAAGCCGGTCCTTGGTTCACCATCCTGGACCGCATCCTACCCACTGCCAAAACAATATTAGGCGGAGCCGCAGGCTTCGCGCTCGGCAGGGGAGGCAAAAGGAAACTCAAATGACCAAACCGCGAAGCGCATACGGCCCTAAAGAACGGGTCAGGATTAAATTCCCTGCCCAGGGCCGCACTAAGCAGGCTTTCAAAAAAGACTGCGACATAAATAACATCATGGCGAAATACGTCAAAACAGGCGTTATCACGCACGGCAGAACCGCGAAACCCGAATACGGGTTCGCACCTGCCACTGACTTTCATACCGCCATGAATCTCATCACCGAAGCCGAACAACAATTCGAAGGCTTGCCTTCGAAACTCCGGCTTCGCTTCAAAAATGATCCCGCAGAATTCCTAAGCTTCTGCGAGGATCCAAACAACCGCTCTGAGGCGGCTCTCCTCGGCCTTTTAGAAACCGACGAAGTCGTGGCCGAACCCGCTGGTAAGGAGGCCTCAGATAGCGCCTCAGCGCCGGTCCCAACACCTCCGGAAACAGCACCAACGCCGGAGTAAACCCCATCGGCTGAAAGCCGCACAGTTGCTCTTACTTGATGTCAACTGTGCTAGGTGACACCAGCTGGTCAAAAATTGACCAATCACCTAGACAAAAAAACACAATAAATTGCCCAAATTCAGGAGGAAAAAATCCATGGCCTACCGCAGAAAAATGTCCCGTAAAAAGTCCCGCAAAAACTTCCGCGCCGGGGCACGAAAAACACCACGAATAAACCTGACCTCGCCGCGACCCATGCGCGGCGGTATTCGACTATAATCCGGGCGCCCAGGGGACGCCCTGGGTTTTAGCTAACAGGATATGTCCAATGCCCTGCTACGCCCCTCTCTCGTGCTACCGATCGGCAACTCCCGGCAAAAATGGCAAACACGGCGTTACATGGAAACGCCGAGAATCAACGGGACAAGTCGTAGAAATACCGTGCGGCCAATGCGTTGGCTGCCGGTTAGAAAAATCTCGTCAATGGGCCATTCGCTGTGTACACGAAGCCCAAATGCACGAGGACAACACGTTCATCACACTCACCTACAACGACAAACACCTGCCGCAACATGGCAATTTAGTAAAAACCGATTTCCAACTTTTTATGAAAAGGTTGCGAAAGCATTATCACCCGATAAAAATACGGTACTATCACTGCGGCGAATACGGCGCAGAACTCAAACGTCCCCACTTTCACGCCTGCCTGTTCGGATTGGACTTCGTGGACAAGATCTTGTTCAGGAACCTGAACGGGCAGGCAACTTTTACTTCTCCCACACTCGAATACCTATGGCCTCAGGGCTTTGCCCTGATCGGCTCCGTAACATTCGAAAGCGCAGCCTACGTTGCGCGTTACATCATGAAGAAAATAAACGGCGAGCCCGCCGACAAACATTACGAGAGCGTCAGCGAACAAACCGGGGAAGTAACAAAACTCAACCCCGAATATACAACCATGTCGCTCAAACCCGGAATCGGTGCGACCTGGTACGAAAAATATAAAAAGGACGTTTACCCTGACAACTTTGTTGTCCTAAAGGGTAAAAAAATGAAACCCCCAAGCTACTACAAAAAACGATACGAACTGGAACAGCCAGAGGAATATCTGGATCTTCGTAAAAGAAACAAAAAATTTGCGAAGGAACATAAACAAGACTCCACCCCCGAACGCTTAGCAGTTCGGGAAAAGTGCAAAATTGCACAACTCAAAATACTACCAAGGAACTACGAAAATGGAACATAAAATCTTCTCGATCTACGACCAAAAGGCGTATGCATATCTACCTCCGTTTACACTACCGACAGCGGAGATGGCGGAACGGACATTCCGCGACTGCGTTAATTCAGCAGATCACGCCTTTGGGAAAAACCCGGCCGACTACACACTCATCGAACTCGGCACCTATGATGACAACAAGGGCCTGATTAGCCCTCACGAGGTTGTCCGGACAATAGGATCCGGTATAGAATACGTTAAATCACACGACTTAAATCAACCGGGACCTACAAATGACCTCACCCAACAGATCGGTAATGTCGCACCAATTCAGCCAGGTGCCGACAGTGGAAATTCCTCGTAGCTCCTTCGACCGATCCTTCGCACATAAAACAACATTCGACGCTGGCCATTTAATCCCAATCCTTGTCGACGAGGCTTTGCCCGGCGACACTTACAATGTAAACATGACGGGGTTCGCGCGACTCGCGACCCCGATCTTTCCAATCATGGATAACATGTTTATGGAAACATTCTTCTTCGCAGTACCCATGCGACTGCTCTGGGATAACTGGCAAAAATTCAACGGCGAACAAACAAACCCGGAAGACAGCACGGACTTCCTTCTTCCACAGCTCTCTAGCGGAGCTGGAGGCTTCAATGGTGAGTCGATACACGATCACATGGGCCTTCCTCCTCATATTCCTAACTACGACGCTAGCTGCATGCCACATCGGGCTTACAATCTCATCTGGAATGAATGGTTCCGTGACCAAAATCTTCAAGACTCTGTCGTCAACCATACCGGCGACGGTCCCGACGCCAAAGGGGAGTACGACCTGCTCAGACGCGGAAAGCGTCACGACTACTTCACCTCCTGTCTCCCCTTCCCCCAAAAAGGCGAACCCGTAGGAATCGACCTGGGGGTAATCGCTCCGGTCATACCTACCGGCGACGACACCCCGCTATTCGAGGGTGTCGACACACCGAACGAAATCCGTGCGTTAGCATCTGGACTCAATGCAGACGAAGTCCATTGGAGCGGTACACAATCAACGTTCAATCAAAACTACAAATGGTCGGAAACTAAATTAGTAGCCGATCTCGGCTCATCGACCATTGTTCAAATCAATCAACTACGCGAGGCCTTTCAAATACAGCGGCTGCTCGAAAGAGACGCACGCGGAGGCACTCGCTACACGGAAATAATCCGTTCACACTTCGGCGTGGTATCACCCGACGCAAGACTTCAACGACCGGAATATCTGGGCGGCGGCTCGACGCCCGTAATAATCTCCCCGGTCGCACAAACCTCTGCTACCGATGCCCAGGGACCAGACCAATCGCCGCAGGCGAACCTGGCTGCAATCGGTACTGCAAACTTACGCAATCACGGCTTCACGAAATCCTTCACCGAGCATTGCCTCATCATCGGCCTGATAAATGTCAGAGCCGATCTAACTTATCAACAAGGCCTGGACCGCATGTGGTCCCGGCAGACTCGCTTCGACTTCTTCTGGCCTGCGTTCTCCCATCTGGGAGAACAGGCCGTACTCAACAAAGAAATCTTCATACAAGGCGACGTCGGCGGCTTAGACGACGACGCTGTATTCGGCTACCAGGAACGCTATGCCGAATACCGCTACAAACCATCACTCATCACGGGCTTAATGCGGTCGGTAGATCCGCAAACACTCGACGCTTGGCATCTCAGCCAAGACTTCGAAACATTGCCCGTCTTGGGAGACGTCTTCATCCAGGACACACCACCCGTCGACCGCGTAATCGCGGTCCCCTCCGAGCCGCACTTCATCTTCGATAGCTACTTCTCAATGCGCTGTGCTCGGCCTATGCCTCTCTACGGTGTACCTGGCTTTATCGATCACTTTTGATCGTCCCGTCTTCCCTCTCCGTAGTAATGAAAAACTTCAACGGACCAAAATACCAACAAGGCTTCTGGCAAGGCGCTGCAGCTGCCGGCATCGCCGGCGTCGCTTCGATCTTCGGAGCGTCCTCTGCTAATCGCGCCGCCAAAGCAGAAGCCCAAAGGAACCGCGACTTTCAAGAGCGCATGTCCTCAACAGCCCATCAACGCGAAGTCGCAGACTTACGCCAAGCTGGCCTAAATCCAATCCTCTCCGCAACTGGCGGACCAGGTGCGTCTACCCCTGGCGGAGCCATGGCTCAAATCCGTGACGAAATCACACCCGCAATCTCAAGCGCCATGCAAGCACGTTCAGTCAATGCAACGATTAAACAAATAAAATCTACTATTAAAAACATCGACGCAGACACGCACGTTAAACGCCAAATGGAAGCTACAGAAATCAGCAAACAAATTCACAACTACACGGCATCCAGCCAACAAGAGACGCAAAATTTAATTCTTCGCCAACAACTTATTGGCGAAACACTCCACGGCCAGCTTAACCTTTCCAAAGCCGGTCCTTGGTTCACCATCCTGGACCGCATCCTACCCACTGCCAAAACAATATTAGGCGGAGCCGCAGGCTTCGCGCTCGGCAGGGGAGGCAAAAGGAAACTCAAATGACCAAACCGCGAAGCGCATACG